TCTTAAATCAGGAAATTCTGTAGGTGCTACCCACTCTGTAGTTGGCATTAACATTATTTAAAAAATCCCCACCAGATTAACCAACCCGGTATGACAAAATGTTCAAATATTTCATATGCTGCTAAAAATAATAGTAAAGCAGTAAACCATAAACTTGTTTTTGATTTATTTGCAACATAAGTAAATATTTTAAAATGCCATGAAGTTATTTTATCAGTCACTTCTAATATTTTACTTCTTACTTTTTTTGCCATTTTTATCCTCCATATCTTTCATCTTTTTAATTTCTAATTCACAATAATGAATTACTTTTTCTAAATCTTGTATGCCATTTTTATTCATATAACGGCATACATATTTAATAACATTTCCTTGAAAGAAACTCAAGTCGTTCTTAGAAATAAATTCATAAGGTTGAATGTGAAAGTCTTTGTAGTGACTCCCGCCTATCTGCTTATCTTGTGGAAATACATCATCAAACATTTTTTTGTTCGTCATTTACATATCCTTTTTTTTCAAGTTCTTTATCTATTTCTTCTTTGGTTCCTGAATAAGTGAATACATCTTTATCCACATGATAAACTACGAAATAATTATCGCTGTTTTCTATTTTATCCATACTTGATATTTTTACTTTACTCATTGTTTGCTCCTATTTTATACTCGTTGCTTTTTGTTTTTGCCTTTAATTTATACAAGTTGTTTCTTGCCCTTGTAATTCCTACGTACCAGACTCTATGTTCTTCATCTGCTTTCTCTTCACTTTTTTTAATAGCTTTTTTAATTTTGTGTCCTAAATCTAAACACAAAATAACATTATCTTTTTCTCCACCTTTAATTGCATGAATAGTAGATACCCATATTCTTGCCGGTTGATCTAAATCTTCACCATTATCAATCATATTTTTTATGTATTCTCTTTCATCAAAGTTTGTTTCTTTAAATGCTTCGAACCAATCGATCTCTGGATTCCATTTATCTATTTCAACACCTGTGTATTCCGTAATATCTTTAATTTCTTTTTCATCTAAAATTTTACCTCTACACCATGAGTTGTAATTAACAGATGCATTATATAATCTGACTGCAAAACTTTTGCCTTTATTACTTTGATAATACAAATTACGCTCTCTTAATTCATCCTTTATAGTATTAAGTCTTGATATTGTTCTCGTTAATATATACCATTGTCCTTCCGATAAATCAACGTGATCTAAATTGTTTATCCGTTGCGTTATTCCTTCAAAGTCTCTAGGATAGTAGTCCTTTTCTTTTCTTAAACCTTTAATGTTTTCAATAGGTAGTTGTGATTGTTCCTGTACTGCTATAGATATTCTTTTAGAATACTTTAATACTTTTTCTTTTGCAGGCTCTGAAATAAATCGATCTACATCAGCACCAGCCCAGGCAAAGATAGCCTGATCATCATCACCAGCTAGATAAATATCATCTGCATGTTCTTTTAGTTTGTCATATAGTTTCCACTGCAGTGGAGATAGGTCCTGAGCTTCATCAATAAAGATAACTTTAAATTTTGGTAAGTCTGGTTTGTTAATTAGTCTAGTGATCATGTCATTAAAATCTAATTTACCTGTAACTTTCTTATATTCTTTTAAATTATCATCTATGGTTTTTAATAACTTCCATTTGATTTCTTTACGATTATGTTCGTTTCGATCGTATTCTTCTCTTATATTAACGTCTCTATTGATTGCTCTACCTACCATTTGAAAGTATGGACTATCACAATTTAGATAATGTATTTCTTCCTTATTGTATTTATCGTAGTATTTAACTTTAACATTTAAAGCTTTACCAATTCTTTCGTAGTCTTCTGCTTGTAAAATTTTATCTTCGGATAAACTTAATTGTTCAAACGCAAATGAATGTATCGTTCTAAAATAAAAAAGCTTACTATCTTCTACTGGCATTCTTTCTTTTGCTTCTTTAGCTGCTTTCTTTGTAAATGCAAAGTATGCAATCTTATCAATAGGAGTTCCGATTCGAAGGTAAGCTCTGGCTCTGGATATTAATCTATATGTTTTACCAGTACCTGGTGGTCCATAAAATTTATAGATCATTACACTATTTCCTCTTCCTTCTCAAAGTGTACAATTTCTTCTATCTCATCATCTTCTTTATCAAAGATATGTAAAGGTATTGCTGCACAACCATTGACACCTGGATTAGGTTTACCTGTCTTTTTATTCTTACCTGGAAATCTTTTCTTCTTTCCAAACTCTGGTTTTAATTTATCTTCATCATCAAATAGTTGTTCAATCATGTAAGATGTTCTCGATGCATCTTTCTTCCAACCATTGTCTTTTAAATCATTATAGTATTCATCATAAACAAAATAAGCATAGTTATCATCTTTCAATACATTACCACTAGCAAATGAAGTATGCGTTGTTGCTTGTGGTCCATTGATGTATTCTCTTAAATGTTTCTTTAATATCTCTGAAGGCCTGGTCCCTGGAGCCGGTTGCACTGTATCAATAGTCGTAAGCAATGCATTAATAATTTCATAGAACTCCATACCCTTGACCGGTGGTGGTAAGATATTAGCTTGTGCCATAATCAAACCTCTAAGTTCTCTTTGATCTTTTATCTTGTTAACATCTTTCGCATGCACTGGAATCGTTTCACCATCACCTTTCTCCACTGTAAAATAGTATTCTGGATCTGGTTTAAAATCTATCTTCTGTAAGTTATTGAGTACAGGCCAACTTGCTTTTGATTCAGATGCAATACCAAATTTTCTTTTGACACATTCTGATTTCAAACATACTGTATTGATTGGATCTTGATGACAAGTATGTCCTTTAGTTTCTTTGTCCCAAGATTTTATTTTCTTTTTAACATGATCATCTGTCCAGTTTTGATCAAACTCAAAATAATTTCTAGCTGCTTCCAATACTTTATTCTTCCAATTGTCAGAATATTTTTTCTTAGCAAACACCATATAGTTATATAAGAATCGATCTCTACCATCTGTCATCTTTTCTTTAGTTAAGATTTCTAAACATGGTGGACCATCTTTAAATTCATCAGCACCACCTGTTAATTCATTAATTACAATTCTATCTTTTATTTCTTTTAACTTCTTAGAATTTACTTTGTTAAGTTCAATACATTGTAAAAATTTATCCAATGGCATTTCAGTTCCATCTGGATACAATGCAACTCTTTCAACTTTATTAAAGTAAGGTAGATTGATAAAGTTTCCATTCATCTTTTGACCATCTGTATTAGAACCTAACTTAGTTTGTTTAGGAAATATTTCTGTCTTGATGGTTAGTTTAAATAAAAATAATACTTGTTCTAAAAATTCTTTGATCTCCAAAGCTTTGATTGGTTCTTCTGTAAATACATATAAATGTAATCCATTACTTTTAGACTTGATTGGAATTAAAGGTAATTGTTTATCTTGAATGACATCTAAATAAAATTTGATATCAAAATTTTTATATATCTTTGGATCAATATCAATTGCACCAAACCTTGCTAAGTTATTATCATTGCAAGGTTGTATTCCTATAGATTTATTTCCATTTAAATGTTCTTGATAATCTTCATCTGTTATAGGTTTACCTGCCCAGCCATAATCACCTGAGTTAAATTTTATCTTGCCTGTTTCTAAATCCTTGTAGCCTTTGTCTATATTACAAAAACCATAATCACGTTTTAATCCTGTAAAATATTTTATAAAATCTGTCATAACTTTTATTTCTGTTTATGGAGAGGCGATCGCAGTCTCCCATGATCGCCTCCTCTCTAGAGTATTCACTTAGTGAATTATATAATGTCTTCAGTCTTCGGTTGATTACTCTTCTCATACTCGGGTTTCACAGAACCTTTAGACACAGTCTTTTGTAATTCCTGTGCCATTAAATATAAGTCAGCATCTTCCTTCTTAGCCACATCTAAAGCTCTCACCATAGATGGTTTATAGACATGCCAGCTTTTACTTCCTGCAATTTTACCTACAGTTTTTAAATTATAAACTGCTGCAAACGCTGCTGGATTGTAAACACCTTTGTCGTCTTTAAATCTAAGATTTTTAATCAACTGATTTAATTCTCTCGCTGGTGTTAAGTTAGATGATCTCATTGTAATCACTGCAGGTCTAGGTTCATCACCTAAAACGATCACATAAAAATATGCGGTCTTCTCAATGTAATTACCATTTGATAATCTATACTTACCATTTCTTTCTTCCTGTGCGTCTTCAGGTATTGAAAGATGGGTCGTAACAGGTGGAGCCGCTGTGTCTCCCATTTCCTGCCATTCTGGATATCTTGTTTGCACATGTGCTACAATAATATCCACACCTTCATTTCCATCAACTAAAGTACCTAGACCTTTAGCATAGATCATACCTGGTTTAGCACCATCAACGTATTTAGCGTTGGTAGTATTACATTCAGGTGATAGTTGATGTAGGATTTTTAAAATCGGTGTTGACATATCATCCGATTTTATTTCTTCAGCACCTCTCCCAGAGTCACCTCTAAGATTGATAGTCGATAGTGCACCTGCACTATTCTTTTTTTCTATAGCTGTATTTGCCATATATTTCTCCTTATTAGTTATTATTTATTTTTTATTTTTTAATTGCGTTTGATTTCCATCAAACGTATTAAACAGTTCTTCCGGAACTTCTTGACCTTTGTCCTTCCATTCCTTCATAACTACTTTGAGTGTCGATGGGTGAACTTTCTCCTCTTGGATAGGTTCATACCCATTCGACCTCGCAAGGCTAGCATAATCGATAGCCTTGTTATCTTCGCCTTGACCAAAAGACACAGTAATATTATTTTTTACTATATCTCCTAAGCCATTTTCTCGAAGCCAGTGTATTGCCTCTGCTTTCTTATCAGCTTTAACTGAGGCACTATAAATTTTTTTAACTGTTAATTCAGAACCATCTCTAAGTTTTAAACTAGATAGGTTCATCTCTTCCATTAATTTTGGAATAACAATACAACTAAAATGTTTTTCGTCTTCTTTTTTATCTTTTAATCTATCTTCTAATTCTTGAATTTCTCTTTGGATTGTTTGTAACTTTTCTACTTCTGTAGAAAGTTTATCAGGATCAATAGTTTCCATTTGATCTGGTGCATCTTTTCTTAAATCTATTAACATATAATTTCCTTTCGTAAAAGGTATATAGGATAGTTATATGGTAATGTCAATACTAGTTTTGAAAAATATTTATCTCGATTGGATAATAAGTTTTTTCTTGTCGATCCCATTTAAGTAATTTAAATTTCCCGTTTGTTATATCAGAAGCAACAGAACATGTCACTCCAATAATTGCAGGATCGCCAGACAATAATAAATAATCTTCTGAAGTAAAATCTTTTAATTTATTTTTTATATTAATTATTAATGGACCAGGAGAAAAAATCATTTGAGCTTTAGCTGGAAACATTACCGTAATTTCGCCATACTTTTGTGCACCCATTACATTATATTTGGGTTGACCGGTTTCCCTGTCTATCGGAATGTCCTGTACTAAATAAACTTTACTCATTGACTTTTTTACTTTTATAACTTATATACACTTTTAGAAAGAAAAAGCAAACATATGAACTATAAATTTAAAACTA